CAAAGCATCAATGCGTTCACGGCTGTAAGGGTTTTGTGTTTGAAGCATGTTTACCTCTTATGCCATGTTATAGATAGCCAAGTCTGCCAGACCAGCAGGACGCTCGTCAACAGAACCACCTTCAGCAAACGCGCCCAATGCTTTACCAGTAATACCCAGACCTGCTACTTGTTGAACCATAGACGGCGCTTGTCCGTACATGGCCTGCGATTGCTGAGTCAAAGGCAGCCCGCGAAGCATGTCAGACATAAAGCCCAACTGTTTGTACGGGTAGTTCTGGGCGTTCAAGAAGTCTTGATACTCAGTGTTTAGCGCGTTCTGCACTTGCTGTTGTTGCTGGCCACCAAAACGGTTTTGGACATCTAAAAGACCAAGGTTCTGTCCGTACTGAGTCTGACCAATATCCGCCAAGCTCTTAGCGCCAGACAGGGCTGTCTGTAGACCTTGAAGGCCAAGCCCTGCGCCAAACTGTTGCTGTTGAGCGTTTAGTTGGTTACCTGCCAAGCCCTGCGCTTGAGATTGATTGAACTGCTGCATTGCCTGTTGGTAGGCGTTTTGCAAACCTTGAGCTTGGATATCACCTTTTTGACGGGCTAAGTTGCCTGCGGCTTGACCGCGCATGAGGTAATCGCCACTGCCGCCAAACGCTCCGCTACGAGCAGCTTGTGCTTGCTGAGCTTGTCCTGCAATAGCGGCTTGACGCGTTGCGTCCTGTTGCTGACGCTCCACCACATTTTGCATGTACGGCGACATGTATTGCTGGACGTTTGCCCCACTAAACTGCTGTGTTTGATACGGGTTAAACGTGTACTGCGTATTGAGTGCGCCCAAGCCTGCCAACCCTGCCATAGCCGTGGCATCACCCAACTGAGGGGCAGTTTGCATCAACCCTGCGTTTTCAAACGATTGCTGTTGCAGAGGCGTAAACTGCGCTTGACGATCCCGCATGTACTGCATGTACGGGTTCTGATTTATGTCAGTCAAACCCTGCGCATTACCAAGCAGTTCCTCAACATACGGCTTAGCGTAGTCGGGGATGGTGGTTGTCGTCTGTTGTATCTGTTGTAGTGTTGGATCAGCCATGCTCTATTCCTTATGCGGGAAGATGTTTGTCAGCGCGGGAGTTAGCCGCTACTTTGTTTTTGCCTGTGGTTTTACCCCGTGCTTTTTGTACACGATCCATCATGGCATAGAGTTTTTTAGCACCTGCTTCTGTAGAGCCATTACCTAGTTCAGACACAATACGTGCAGGGATCACAAACTCACCATCGGCAAGGCGTGCGGGTTGACGGTTGCGCCCAATCGTTGCGGGGATGCTATCAGACACGCCATCACCGGGGCCTTTGAGCAGTCGACCGCCGTCAGAGTAAGAGCCCAAAGAGCCAAGACCACCACCCATGGCGTAGCCCATCATGCCGCCGTCAGCGGCAACTTGTTTGCCGGTTACGTCGTATCTTTTGCCGTTACCCGCCAAGTAAGTGCCGTCTTCTTGTAATACAGCCGTGTAAGTTTCCGTGTTGTACCCAGACGAGTCTACAACTTCAATAGTCTTGGCCTTGGTCAACTCGGCGGCTTTTGCGTCTGCGGGTTTGCCGCTTGTTGTGCTCGATGTTATTTCTCCGTCTTTGCCGTAAGACAAGAATTTAGGTTTGTATCGATTGGACTCTGTAAAGTAAGGCTGCATCAACGGCCTGCTTCTTGCCGCGTTAGCTTGCGCTAAGTTTTTACCTTTGCCCATAAGGAACTTGTATGCATCCAATGAGTCATCCGTCAGCGTGTTGAAAGCAGCTTCGGGATCTTTTGGTATTGGGGCTGTGTAGCCCAAACTGCCGCCACCGGCAGTGTATCTGCTTCTTAGTTGCTCCATACCTGTAAACCCGCCGTATGGACGACCGGGGACGTTAGGCACAACTGTGCGTGTGCCATCGGGGTTTGAGATGATGTCGCCGGGAGTGGCTATCGAAACAGTGTTACCACGGTAATCAACACCCGTAGCAGGGCCAGAGCCGTAGTTGCCAAACGCACCGTTGTCGTAAACAGTAGCGCCGGGCATTTGTGTGACTCCGGGAACAACGGACGTAATGGGTGTAATGGGTGTAATGGGTGTAATCGGTGTTACAACTTTCTTATCTTCTTTAGCCGTAAACAAACTGCCAAAGTCTTTACCTGTCGCAGCTTTAACATCGCCTACGCTTACGTTGGTACGTTGTAATTCTGCAAGAGCCGCATTTTGCGCATCGGCTACAGACATCTTCCCTGTGTTAATCAAATTTTGCAACCCGCTTGTGACATAGTTAATGTTGCCGTATAAACCTTCTAGGCCAGCTTGATCGCCCGGTAGAGCACCAGCGGTGTAGCCAATCTGGTTGTAAAGCTCAACAGGTTTTCCAGTACCCGCATCAATAATACCGCCGGTAAAACCCACATCACTTTGAGCCGGTTGTGTCAGAGCGTACTGAGCGCCCCCGGACAATCCTGCGTTTTGCATAGCAGTAGCCAACGCTTGATCTTGTAAACCAACTGCACTAGTAGCTTTTTGAAACTCAGAAGCGTCTGTGGTTGGGGAAATAAGGGTGTTTACAAAACGTTTTTCGTAGTCAGCTTGTTGGTTCTGTGTACCTGTGGCGCGAGCAATATCGGCGGCAGACACACCATACTTTTGCATATCAGCAGCAATTTGCGTGTCTGAAAGGCCGGGGGTTTGAAAGTATTTAAAAATGTCGGCATCGCTTACACCACCGCCAGCCAAAGCCACAATGCCACCACCAGCCATAGGCGTAGGTTGACGCTGATCTAACGTAGCCATCTGCCCTGTTTGTGGGTTTGTGTATGCGTCAGAGAAATTGCGGCTACCAAACTCGCTAGCCTTAACCGGTGCTAAAGACTTATAGGTCTGGGTAAAGGGGTCGTATAACTTCTGACGAATGTATGCGGGGTTAGTGTCCACCGGCATCTTGGTCGTTGTTGGAACCATAGCCCCTGCCATGATAGGTGCGGCTGCGGCTGCAATATTGCCAAGATTTTGTTTAGCAAAAGCACCCATAGCACTTGGGGTAGACGTTACAGCGTTAAACCCTGAAGATACTGCTTGTCCCGTATTTGCCATTGCAGATTTGGTGGCGTCTGCTGCGGCTTGATTTAACACACCCTGTTTTGTTAACTCGGTATTAGCCATCTCCGCTGCAATTTGATCTGCGCTTAAAGACCCCATAGCGCTTTGTTGTGCAGCACCTACACCAGCCCCCATAAGACCTTCAGCCAAGCCCGCCCCACCATACGCACCCAATCCGGCCATGAGGCCGCGAGACAAACTGCCGGTAGCCAAAGTAGTCAATCCGCCAGTAACTAAACCCGCCGTGCCAGCGCTCATACCCAAACCAGCAATACCGAAAGCTCCGGGGCCTAAGAACGCGCCAAGGGCAATAGGGGCAACAGCTTTGAACAGGTCAGACAGAAGGCCCGCTTCGGGTAAACCCGTAGTAGGATTAATAGTCAGCGTTGTGCCGTTAGCTTGGGCAAAGCGTTGTAGATTCCGGACTTCGTCCGGCGTCATGTGTACAAGTAACGAGTCGTCACCGCGGCCTTGCGATGCTACTTGTTCGGCAAACTTGTGTAGGCTCATTTTTGCCTCTCAAAATGGGGGTTGTTTGATAATATCATGTTGACGTCTTTATGCGAAGCATTTGGCTACCCGCTTGTACACCATCTTGTGTATCTCTGTAAACATCACCCAAGCGCAAGCTAGCAAAATCAGCTTCGGTTGGCAGAGTCTCAAGGTTTAAGTTTAACGTTGCCCCACCCATATCTCCGGGGTTGGACAGTTGATTAAAGTACAAGCGTAAGACATTGCTTAGCTGGCTAAAGTAGCGGGCGTCGTACTCCCTTGGAGCCAGTGGCAAGCTTGGTGGGGTTGCGTTTAGTTCAGCCATTAGCGTCTGCCGTCCGGTCTAATATCAATACGGGGTGCGCCCAGTTGCCAGCAAGTGTTGATCTGGTTTGAGCTAATCTTAAAGATCATCTGGCGACCGCGCATGCGGGTAAATATCTGCCCTGTAAACTGCTCGGTAATAACGTATGTATTACTTTTAGCTACAGGCTGTGAAGCTGTACTTGTAACCCCAGAGCCAGAGTTAGACAAACCATACAAAGTCATTGCCACTGCGGGCAAAGTGCCGGTGGGGGTGCTTGTAGCGTTCTCAAAGGTCAGGTCAGGAAGGACACGCCACACAAAACCAAAGTTATGGCCGTCACCAATATCAAACTCAGACGAGCTAATGTAAGCATCAATCGCAACAGGGGTGCCGGTTGTATCATCGTTCAGCCCTACCTCGTGGTTAATCAAGTTGCCTGTGAGCGTATTAGTAAAATAGTTTGCCGCAATAGGGTATGGCTGCAAGCCAGAATCTAACCAAGCCGTACGTGACATGGTGCCGTAATACCAGATTTTTTCAACGTAGTTATAGATAACGTACTTGTCAATAGCCGTGCTGTTAGCTGAGCAGTAGAACCACCAGACTTCGTTAAAGCCTTCGTTAGTGCCAGAGAATACTTGCAGTGCTTGATCTTGATTAATATCACCAAATATATAACGGCGCAGGTCACAATTAAGCGTTTGCACACGACCATCGTAGGAATAAAACTTATCTACGCCCATCCAATACACAATACCCGAAGCAATTACAGCCGAGTTAGGACTCATGATTGAGATGTTGTCACCAAGAAGTTGAGTTGCCCACACAAAGGGTGGGCCGAGGTACTGAAGCGAATATACGCTAACATCGGTAAATACAATTATTTCTTGACGAGTCTGAACCGTAGTAATAATCTCAGAGCCGTGGGATAGTCGGGTAAACCCTGCCTGATTAGTGGGATCAGGCGTCCAGTTGTAAATGTCGTCTTGCGATGACCAGCGAATTAACATAGGGTCAAGCGTGGCTGAGCCGTAGTCGTTGCAACCAAACGCAAGTACAAAACGTGATGTATCAGACACCGTTAAAGTATTCTGTACAGTCGGCACATCCACAATCAGGGATACAGAGCCCGTGCCGGTAGAAGTTGTATTTACAGCCGCGCCTGCGCCATCTAGTAACTTGAATGTCAGACCGTTGACTTCAAACACATAGTACGTAGTACCTGCGGTGACACCTGTTGGCAACGAACCGCCAG